TTCAGCGCGGCATCCGATAATCCGAATGTCAGGCCGCGAGCAAAACCAAAAGCTCCGGCTTTGACCTCGCTTAACGGGTCATCTTTGATTTCTTGCTGAAGCAGCTTTTTTTCTTTTTCCGATTCGGGCGCATAAGTATATCCCGCTTCCAGGGCCATCCGTGCATTCTCGGCTGGCACGGTATAGAGTGCATTGTCAGGTCCAAGCAGAAAGATTTCCTGGCCTTTGATGAATGAGTAATCGCCGGATCCGATTAGATCCGCAACGCGCTCATCCGCTACGGTGACGCCAGTTTGATCTCGGTAGGAATAAAGTCGGGCCATCAGTCAGTAACTTTTTTCACGCCTGGCACTTCTTTAGGCTTTTCCTGCTGTCCGTACATGCCAGCAAATTCTTGAAAATTTAGATCCCTTTGTGTCGGCATGATGCCCATGCCCATCTGTAAACCGTAGGCTCGGCTTTCCAGAAATCGATCCAGTTCATCCAATGCAATCCTCAGCTCGCCCAGCGTGATGGTTGCCAGCGTGGTTTGCGGCAAGACTCTTTCGACTAGCTGCTGCTCTGCTGCACTCATCGCCTGACCTACTTTCGCAATGTCATTTTTGTATTTCAGGAAAATGAGTGTCGCGGCTTGCTCAAGATTCTTATATTGCTTTCCTTTCAATCCACGGATCCCTAAACCAGATTGAACCGTGGTATTGATGGCTCCCTCTTCGTCTAGCTTATCCATCATTTCGATGGCAATGTTGCGGTTTTTAATAATTTCGTAATAACCCGCTGAAAAGGTTTGTCCTTCTTTTCTAATGTTTGCCATTTCATCTTTTGACGGGCTGCCAGTAATCACGCCCAGGCCAGGAATGTAATTCCTTCCTTTGCCGCGCTCTCTTGCCATCACTTGCGTCATCATTGAAAAATAGTTTTTGATGGCGCTTGCTGTGATTGTGTCAATATTCTCCTGTGCGCCCTGTTCCAGATTTGCCTTTAACATCTGCAAGGTCGAAAGTGATTGAGCTGCTTGACCTTTCATCTGTGCGGACTGAATCGCCTGGTTTGTTTTGTTTAGTGCAAACTGAAGCATTTGGCCGCGTTGCTCTTGTAGGATCCGCCGCTGCTCTCTGGCTGACAACATTTTCATTTCTTTAGAATTCAGCTTTCTCTCCTGCTCCCGATCAATCGCCTTGTCAATGATTTGCAGGGCATAGTTAGGCGTTCCGCCGAATGTCGCAGCAGCTGCTCCAAGTGCTGCACCGATTACGGCCAAAACTTTTCGCGTGGTATCGCCTTCGAATGGCGGGCTTATCTCTTCCTGGGCAATCTCATCAATCTTGGTTGTATAGTCTGAAATAGACTGATCAATATTTTTGGTAAGCGCATCGACATCTATTTTAATGTCGAAATTCTTATCCATAAAATCGTATTGAGCTTGTGCAAACTCAATGGCTTTTAATGCGCTTTCTTTTGCCTGTTGATTAAGAATGTTGGTTTCAGCAGATTGTTTAAATGTTGTTTTAAAATCGATAGGCTGAGATTCTATAAAACCAGGATCCTCAAAGACTTCCTGCTCCACAATTTCATCAACGGGTTCCTCTTTGACTTCCGGCTTTTCTTCCAGCAGCTGCGCGGTTTCTTCTTTTATTGGAGTATTTCTAACTCCCTGAGCGCCAAAAAGACCCGTGCCTTGAGGCTGCGCGGCTTCCTGCATTTCTGATGGCGTTGGAAAATCGCCAGGCGCTGCCATTTGGATATTTTCAACATCCTGGCCTGGTTCGGTTGCCATGAGGCTGCGCTCGGTACGGGTCGGCATGGTCTTGCTCATATCACGCCGATCACGCCCTGACAACATACCCATTTCAAGCGGATCGGTTTCATCCCGTCTAGTTGCTGGATTATCCATATCTAACAACATCGGCGGGTCATCCATAAAACGACCTGAAGCAAATTCTGAATCGGGTCCGGCAGGCTGGGATCCGGCTTTGATCATATCCAGGAATTCCTGCACCAGCGGATCCTTGTTCCCTGCCATCGGATTATCTTGGCCAGGGATGTTATAACCAAGGGCCGAAAGGCTTCGGTTTGCCGCCTCTGGACCTCCGGCAGCTGCTATCAAATCCTGGTAGAGTTGTGGATTGTCTATGTATTTTTGAGGATCATCTGCCATTTTCCAGGTTCCTTAATCTTTGGTTTAAATTGGCTTGTCCTGCCAGGATTGCCGCTAGGCCCTGGTTCATATCAATCTGTTTTCCGTTTGGCGTATCATTCACAAAATTCCGGCCCATCTTGCTCCGTTCCATATCCTGGGCGCTGATTCCAATAAATACCCCAGCATCAGCATTTGGCGTGTTTGGGTTTCGATATTTATATTGATAAGCATTTAGAGCATCCAGAAATCCTTCAACCTCGGCATCGCCCTGGCTTATGTCTTTTTTCATGCGGATGTCAGAAGGTAGGCTTGCCCAGGTTCCAAGTGCAGTTCCGGCAAGGCTTACCAGGCTTGCAAGCATACGATCATCACGCTGATCTTTTGCAGATTCACGCCGCCACTGTGCGCCCAGCTCGGCCACGTATCTTTGAGTTGCTGCATCCAGGTCCGCAAGATCCCGCTGAAGGTCAAAACCCATCATTTTAAGATCCGCTTCCATGCCCGCAAGATCGATGGTCGTTTCGAGCTGCTGCGCGGCCATGTCACCTTTATATGCGGCAATGGCCAAGGCGTCATCCATGGCGCGGCTTTGTAGGCTTAGATTCGCATTGACCTGGGCAATCGATAAATCTTTTTGAAGATTTGCGAGCTTGGTGGCCAGGTCCAGCTTGCCTTGCTCCACGGCCATAATCCGCCTGGTTTCCAGGTTTTTCAGGTTTACATTCGTATCTATGTTTGCCTGGGTGATTACCCTGGTCAGTGCGGTTTGTTGTATTGCCAATTCACGGGCCTGGGCAAACTCGGCATTTTTTAAAGCGGTTTGCCGCTGGGTTTCCAGATTCGCCAGCTCGACTTGCAGCTCCATCGTACCCTTGACTCGATACACCTCAATGAGCTGTTTCTCAGCATCAATGGTTTCCTGGGCGCGTAGCTCGGCAGCCTGACCAGTTGCTTCCTGTTGCGTTGACATCCACAAATCGCGCAGCTGCTTAATCCGTGCAGGATCAGCAGCAGCTCCGGCTTGAAGTCCAAGCAGCTGTTTTAAATTTTGTTCTGTTGAGCGTTTCAGCTGAAGCTGCGCGGGACTTGTGGCAGCGCCTCGGATTCGATTCAGCAGCTCTTGTGCTAAATCATCCAGCTGGCCAATTGTATTTATTTCTTCCTGGTTCAGCGCCGTGATGGTATCGACTGTAACAACGCCAGGATCTGCAACCTCTCCGACTGTTGCCGCTTCCGCATCTGCGACTTCGCCAATGGTTGTAGCAGCTGCATCGTCAACCACGCCAATTTGTGGAGCATCCCTTTCAAATTCTGCAACCTCTTGCGGCGTCAGTTCGAATGCTTCGTTACGGCGGGCCTTCGACATCGCGGTTTCCCACATTGCACGCATCGTAGGTTCAGAAAGCCTATTAAAAGGCAATGCCCCGCCGTTTTCTGCTGTGATCTGATCAATATAATCCTGGTAGGCTTTATCAAAATTGATGTATTCGCCTGTTGTTTCGTCAGTAGTGTTCAGGTATTGGTTCAGCAGCTCCGCAAGTCTTGGAACCTCGGTGCGGCCTTCCTCGGCTGCTACACCTAGCTGCTCGTCAAACTTTGCTTTTACATCATCCTCAGATAAATATTTGAAAGTCGGCAATTCACCTTTTGACTTCATGACCTCAAAATTTGCATCAGTCATGAGGTTAGTAAATGACCCTGCCAGCGTGTCCTGCTCGACTTTAATTTCAGCGTTTGCTTTGTCCCTAGCTTCCGGCGTGCTGTATTCGTTTCCTAGCGTGTCATAGTATTTAGGCGGCGGCGGCGGTGGCGGTTGGTTGTTGTTGTCGTTGTCATCTGAGCTAGATTTTCGGTTTGCAATAACCTCTGTTCTAGTTTCAAATGCACCTTGGTCTGGCTTTGGTTCATTTCCTAATCCTGCTTCTTTAGCTTCTTCAGTAGTTGTGTCTGTCAGTTCCGCATAACTACGAATTGGCCCGCCCCCTGGTCCCATGCCTTGCGTGCCAGGCAATGCTTGGCCGGATCCGCCAAATGCTTTGAGCAGCTGCGCCTCACCGCTGTTGATCGCCGCCAGGCCCTCACCACGTTCTTGTAATATTTGCGCGAGGCGTTGCAGATCCGCCTCTGACATTGTTGGGATCATATTCATTTAGACCAGTTTTTGCTGAGGCAATTTCATGCCGTTGTTTCTAATGCCGACCTCAAGCATGAGGCTGCTGATGCTGTATGCTTGGCCAGGGTCTACCTCTTCGATGTCAGATATTCGGAAGCGTATTGCCTGGCATTTCTGTTTACCTATGTGAGCGCGAAATTGGTAAACGCCATCGGCTACACCATCGCTGGATCCGTAAAACCCTTCGGATCCATACGGCGAGCTATCACCAAATTCCTGAATACCTAAATCAGATATATAGTCAAAGGTATGCTGTTCGTTAAAATAATCGGTGTAATTGTGGCCGACTTCCATTTTAAGGGTATGGTCTGATCTGAAATCGCCTAGCACGTAGGCTGCGCGGATCCGCTGAAATCCTTGCACCTGGTTTGTTTTCATCCAGCTGGTTGTAATAGACATTTCAATAGGATCATCACCATCTTTGTAGCTGGTTGCAGATTGCTGGAAAATGCGGCCATCGGTTCGCAAATAAACATAGTCACCCGTTGCGTTCCAGATAGTGGCGCCATTTCCCTGGTGATTTGTCCAGGTTGACCATTTCCCGTAAAAATAATCGTAAATCAGTGCGCGGCCATCGCTGGTGAGGTATCGGATCTGATTTTCATCCTCAATCAGTTCCGCTGAGGTGATTGTCAGATCATTATAGGCTTCGACATCTGCGCCGATATAAATTGTTTCCAGTGATCGGTTGAGCAGATAAATACCTTTTTTGCTCTGAAACATGAGGCCCAGCGGCATCAGCACCAGGCTGTTTGTATTGCCGCATCCTACGTCACCCGTCACCAGGTTGGGCTGACTAAAATCATTCTGTGCGCCCGTGCTGCTCGGCCCGTTTCCAGTAATGTAAAAAATCTGATTTGGTTCAAAAATAATTAGCTTCTGATCAAATTCTGCCAGGGCCGTGACGCGCTGCGCTTTGTTTAATGTGATGCTAAAAGTATCCGTGAATTCAACGGGGCTTTTAGGAAGTCGCGCCTTGCTAAATAAAAGTTTTTTAGGATTTTCCGAGCTTACGCAAATAAGCCTGTTTTTATAGGGGGCGATTACCAGGCTGGCGGGCGGTGCGCTATTGTCTAAAATGCCGCCATCCGTATATAAAGATTCCTTGGCTACCAGGTTTGTGTCAGATATGGCGCCAGCATCTGCAAAGCTTACTGAATCCGCACTTGTGCTGTTTGCCACGCTTCCGACTTTATAGAAAAGCGTTCCAGTGTCCGTGGTCCTATATACTTCAGCAATGACGCCAGTTTTTTGTGTCAGCCTAAGCGTTGGGATTGTCAGCGTCACGGTGCTGCTGCCGCCAGTTGTGGTCGCTGATACAGCTACTGAAGGCGTGCTTCTGTGTATTTGTCCGCGTGCGTCAGTCCAAAACCAAATCACTTTATATTGATAGGCTCCGGCTGCAATACTTCCGGCGCTATTATTTACAGCCGCACTTATATTTTCAGGATACAAATGAAAATTCATTTCTACGATTTCCTGACTGTCGTAGATAGAAACAAACCCGCCGCCGACATGAAGATTTTCACCAAGTTCGGCCGCTTCAAAACGCTCAACGCTGGTAAAATCCAATTCCATCCGACTGACTCCAGCCAAAGAAAACAAATCATTATTTTTAGATACCAACCTGGTTCTAACTAATCCGCCAAATTCAAACAATCCTGACGATCCGCTGACAACGGAAGGCATCAGTGTTTTATTCGGCAATCCGCCAGCTGTTCCAGGTAACATTTTAGCAACTATTAAACCCGTGGTATCCATCACAAAATAAGTCGGCTGCAAGTCTGTTTCATGGACTGCAATCATGTAGATTTTAGATGAATACTCAAACATCTTGCTGGCTAACCCTACGCTAAGTTTTAGGTCAGCAGCTGCCGAGGTTATTGCGGCAGTCTCAGGATTATATTCTGCTGTTCTAATTTTGTGGTCGTAGGTATTTGTCGCATTAAGGGTGTAAGTAATTTGTAATTTACCATCTTGTTTGATTAACAGACTACATCCATCTATTTTTGTACTGGTCCCGTGAATAGTTTCTGTGTCCTCAACCGTTAAAACACTATTTAGTTTTTTAAGTATTAGACCCTGACTTGATGCAGTTGAGTTATAGGCAACATAAATGCGGTTAACCGTTGTAGATGTTGTATTCACTAAATCAGTAATAATGGCAATCCCATCAGTTGCATCGGCACTCGTAATTTCTTGCGGTGCAGTAAATCCATTTGCTGGACTACCCACTTGACCACTTGCTGTTATAAAACCTACTTTAACCTTAGTTACTCCATTTACATTGTAAGCAAATACACCCGATCCTGTTGTCGGATCATCAGAGTATTGTGCAGCATCGATCTTAGGATTAGTGGTATCAACATCAGAAACTGCGGTTGAAGCACTTTTAAATACCGTAGGATCTGTGATGTCAACTTGAATGATCTTGATAGAATAAGGTGAGGTTGATGTATCTACATACAGAAGGGTAGGGTCTGGTCCAATACCTACACAACGGGGATTGATTGCAGTTGCATCAATAAGTGTTTCAGACTGCAAAACTGCACCTGAAGTCTGATCTACAACCGTTGCAAATACTCCTTCCAGTGTCCCGCTGGTGTCGTATTGCTCATAAGCATACAGAATTAATCCTGAAGCAATACAACTATCTTGGTTTCTGATTTCTGAGGTGTTTCGGACAACATCCGTAGCATTGACTTTTAGACTGAGGTATGAGCCACGATCTACCCATTTAGTGATACCATTGGAGTAGGAATATAATTTAGACCCACTAAATTCTAAAAGCTCATCCTGAAACGAACTCAGCCCGTCACCCGTTGTTAGTTTTGACGATGACCCTGCAATATCCTGAGACATTGATGTATAGCCCAAACGCTTAGAAATCTGACTGCCAACCGTATATCTTCCATTCTGCAAATCTGTTAATTTTGCAGTCAGTTTTTCATCTGTTTTGGTGTCTAATCCTGCAACTATATCAACAGGAACAAGAGCTTTTTGAAGTGCCATTGCTACTTTTTATTCGCAACTTTTAATTCAGGCGTTTGCTCTTCTTGTTGTTGTATTATAAGAATCTCTTCCATACCCAATAAACGATGAAGTCTCTGCTCCATTTGTGGAACTTTTGCTAACTCGTTTTTTAGTGAAACTATTTCACTTTGTATATTTTTTATATCCATTAATTTTATGTGTCTTCAGGTTGATTTTGACTTGCTAAAAAAGTTTGGTAAGCCTGTTTAACTTCATTAGTCATAACCGCATTAAATTGGGCTAGAACAGTTGCATCAGTTATGGTGCTTGTATCAGCATCTGGCGTTAAAATATAACGATTAAAAGAAGCCGAAATTTCTTTACTATTTTCAAGGATCTGATGTCGTTCTCTGACTTGAATGACGTAATGGGAACCACTATTTATAGCCACTGTTTCGCACTTATCGATTAAAATATTTTTTTGCAAAGACATATCAAGCTGTAATATAGGTTATTGAAATAGTCACGTTAGTATTAGTTGAAAAATAATCAGCTACTCCACCCCAATTTCCGGCAGCCGTGCCTCCTGCTGTTCGTTTTATTTGTGCAGTTGTTGCACCTGCTCCTCCTATAAAACAGTGAAAATCGCTTGAGCTATAATAACTTGGCGGACTACCACCCATATTTTCCGGTACTGCATGACCAACAAAATGATTTGCGTATTCGTTCATGCTTGAAGCAGCAAAAGGTAAATTAAATGTTATTAGCCCAGAAGGCCCTGAAGTTGAACTTACTCTGGCATATCCTGAAACAGTACAGATGTTCCCAACCTTAACAAATCCTAAAAGATCACGGCTTGTATCCATCGTAAAAGTTCCACTATCTGGGGTTAAAACAACTCGATACGTTCCCCATTCATAATGATCTAAAAGTTCAGCAATTATGGACGCATCGGTTCCTGTTGAAGATGTTTGTGCAGAAAAATCAATTCCTTTTCCTGCCGTGCCGACAACTAAGTTGCCTGAATTCAGTGTCACATTTCCACCATCCGCAACAGTCACTCTTGCTTGCAACGAATCAAAAGCTCCACCACTATCCGTACTTTGTCCAATATAAAAATTCCCGCCAGTGTTTCTAAAATACCAATGCTCACCGCTGGCGTTTTCAGTAGGATCTGTGATTACTAAAGTTGTAAAACCTCCCGAATCTGACACATTTAAAGCACCATACGGTACAGTAGTACCAATACCCACTCTTCCAGCACTGGTGATCCGAGCTTGCTCTGCACCAGATGCACCATTGGCTCTAGTGTGAAAACTTAGATAACCCGCGTAATTTCCGTCAGAAGTCGATTCTCGTCCACCTACAATTCCAGACGTTGTTGCAACATCCCCACCTGAATCATATTTATGTCCAAAGCTGATTCCAGAATTCTGCGCCGAGCCAAACGCCGTTGTGTCTGCTATAAGAGTTTGCGTTTTGATCGTGCCAGTAGCAGTGATCGGCACACCATAAACTGTAAGCGGTTGCTTTGGTGCTGCGGATCCGATTCCTATCCGATTATTTGAGGCATCGATTGACAGTGTATTACTGTCAAAATTAAGTGCATCGACTGCACCGTTTAAGGTGACATCTACTGTCTGAGCAGATAGGTCCAGGGTTCCAGAATTAAAGTTGATCTCGCCACTAGATGCTATCGTTAGGTCAGTGCCATTACCTTCGATTTTTTCACCGTCATCGCCAAAAGTAATTCCAACATCGGCAGGAACATTGATGTCTGAGGTGGCAGTCAAATTAATGTCTGCGCCTGAAGTGATTGTTAGATCAGTATTATTTCCTTCAATCTTCTCACCAGTTCCAAACGTGACCCCAACATTGGCAGGAACCACAACGTCCGTAGTTGCGGTCAGGTTTAAAGCTCCACCAGATGCAACCGTTAGATCCGTACCATCTCCAGAAATATACTCATCACCATCATCAAAAAATTTTAGTTTTCTGTCATCTGTAAAACGAGCGACTTCATTACCATCATACTGCTTAAAGATGATGTCTTTAGCATCCACCTCATTCTCAATGACCAGATCAGAAGAGGAGTTGCTGATCTTGCCGATTGCAGTTCCATTGTCCTTGAAAGTCAGAACACCAGAGTTTGAGTCAAGATTAATGTCACTTTCAGCATCTAAAGTGATCGTTGTGTCTGCTTCAATACTAACTGAGGTATTAGCATCTAATGTAATTGAACCAGACCCTCCCGTTGCATCTATGTTTATAGTTCCTGCAAAGTTGGTTGCTGTGGTGAGCAGCGTGCCTGTTTCACCTGGAACGGTAATCGTACCCCCTGCACCTGAAACAGAGGAGGAGCATTGCAGGGTTACAAAATCGGTATCGACAGTATTGTCATCACTGAATTTATAAAGATTCAGATCCGAATGGTTCATTTTGCCGAAATCGGTGTTTCCTATATCTGTAAAAAAATTAAATGCCTTAGATCCTTCTGTATAATTAGCACCAGCCTGATTGCCTTCGTCAGATCCCATGCCTGTTATGGTTCCAGCAGCACCCATAACTGAAGTTCCATCCGTAATTTGGACATCCTGACCAGATCCGTTTCGGTAATGCAGATTATTGGAACCACTAACATAAATTGCTCTTTGGTCTGCCGTGGTTGTGCCAGAGGTGGAATCCATCGATAGCGTTCTGATCTCAGTAAGATCATTGCTATTCATTTCCAGATCCGCGTTGATATTTATTGCTGCTGGCGTGATGCGGCTTCCCTTATTTGTGGTATGGTCATGTCCATCCACCGCATCAATACTATTATTTAATGCTGTTGCCCATCCTGGCCCCGTATCTACACCAACCGCGGGCTTTTCAAGTGCTGTGATATTGGTTCCGTTTGTTATTGCCATGTGACCTCAAAAAAAGAAAATATCAACAGTTACAGTTCCGCCAGCTTTTAAAATCATGATGCGGTCAGGAAAATCGTTGTCTGATCCAGATTCATAAACTGTTTGTGCCGCGTTTGATTTAGTAATAATAAACCCCTCTGGCTTTTGATTTAATCCGTGATTTACAAACGTGTCAGAGGTTGATAGCTCAACATCTTGCACGCGGTTGCCAGCTGCAAAAGGAAGATCGAGCAGCGGCTGCAATGCGGTGGCTATATATCCCTGTACCTGGTCAGCAGCTGCATCGCCCGTGTAAAGTTGTGTAAAGTTCCCGCGGCTCATACCGATTTTAAAGTTATGGCTACATTAAGTGATGCGGATCCGCTGGTGCGGTCAAAAAAAATGCGAACATATCTTTCATATAAATCTTGATAAAGAACATTGGTTTCCGCAGCGTTGATCGCTGCCGATCCTGTTCCAATTCCACTATTCACCCATGTAGTGCCATCATTGGATGTTTGGATGTAAATAGTGCCATCGGGTGAGGATCCAGATGTATTCACGCACGTTGCTGAAACTTTTGACATTCGGGCTGCATCTATGGATTCGCCAGTAACA